GTGCAATGTTTATCAATTTCCAGCAGCCTTGTTTAACGATCCAGCCGGGTCAACTTACAATAACGTAGTAGAGGCTAGAAAAGCAGCATGGACGGATGCCCTAATCCCTCATAATGATAAATTTGCCAATAATCTTACTCAGTTTTTAATAAATCCGATTGAAGAGTATAGGAGTTTAGGATATTTTTACGCAATGGACTATTCAGCTGTTGAAGAGTTGCAATTAGGAATAAAAGAGAAAGTGGAATGGATGATTAAGGCTAAATGGTCTGCGAATGAGATAAGAGAAGGAACAGGCAAGGACAAAATAAAAGACCCACAAATGGATCAACCTATATTTAACCAAGGTGATGTTCTATTGAATGAATTAAATTTAGATACAAATTTAGATAATAAAAATCATGGGGATTATAGTTAATTATTTAAAATTATTCAAGATTGATTTCAAGGGTATGCCGCTATCTGTAAAAATAGCTTTAGCATATATAATACTCGTTTATGGTTATATATTTATTTATGAATTAAATATTTTCAACTTATGTGGTTAATAAATAGAATAGGCTTGTTATTGATTATATCTATATCTTTTCCAATTCTTTTGATTTTATCAATAATAAGTGTTAAATTTGCTGTTGTTTATTTGGCGTGGACAACTGAGAATATTTTTAAGTTCATTTATGGCACGAAAGAAAAAATTTGAGCGTCAATTAATACGCAAACGAAATAGAATAGAGAAAAGAGGGCAGACAATGGCTTTTAATGCCATTAAAAAGCAATACAAAGCGGTCTTTGATGTAGTGGGTATTTATCCAGCAGAACAATTGAAGGGTTCTATAGGTTATTTGGTTACTCAGTCACCTATCACCGAATTTTTTATGAATTATTATCCTATATTTTCGGATGTTGGGGTTATGTATCGAAATGATGCAATACAACAAAAGGCAACGGAGGATCAATTATGGGATGATATATTTAGTGAGCAATTAAGGAGCTATGGATTAACGGAGGCGGGAAGCAGGATAACGAGCATCACCGAAACAACCGAAACTTTTATAAGGGGGGCTGTTGAAAGCGCAGTAACTCAGGCAGCAGAAGAGGGATTGGGAATAGACAAGACAAGTCGACTTATAAGGAAACATCTTCAAGATAGTCTTGGTGATATTGGGAGGAGCAGAGCGAAAATGATTGCACAAACAGAAATGATAACAGCAAGCAATCAGGCTAGCCAATATGGGATAGAATCTACCGGATTAGAATATAGAAAGTTTTGGTCTACGTCAGGACTTAAAAATATTAGAGATAGTCATATATTTGCAGAAGAAAATTATCCTAACGGAATAAGCAAGGATGCGATGTTTGACATGGGCAACGGAAATGTGATGAGGTTTGTAGGTGATCCACAAGGGGTTGCCGGAGAAGTTATAAATTGTAGATGTACTACATTATACGAAGTTCTTTAATTATTAAAATTGATTAGTAATATGATTAATTTCAATCATAGAACAAATATATGATAAATATCAATACGAATTAACGATATAGAAAAAATCTATTAATTAAAAAATAAGATAGATGAAACAAAATGTAAAAAACAGGATGCCACTATTTAAAAGTTGCATTACGGAAATAAAAGACATAGACGAGAAAGGGATAGTTGTATTTCACTCTTCTATATTCAATACACCCGACAGGGTTAAGGATGTAGTAGATTTTGGGGCGTACAAAAAGACTATTAATGAGAATTTCAAAGATATACAACATTATAAGAATCACGATTCTACGTTAATGCCGGGTGTATTGTCTGAATTAAGCGAAGATGCTACGGGACTGTTGTCTAAGTCTCAGTTAATACTAAAAACTCAATTAGGACTAGAGACTTACGAGCAATATAAGGCAATGTCAGCAGCTGGGAAAAGCATGGGGCATTCAATAGGTTATGTGCCAGTGCGGGAACAAAAAGATGATGATGGATTTAACCATTTAAAAGAAATCTTTCTATATGAGGTGTCTAGCTTAACAAAGAGAGCCGCACACCCAGATGCACTAACGCAATCAATTAAGTCCATCGAGGAAATGGATTTCGAAGAACTAGTGAAAGAAGAAATGTTTTACACAAACTTATTGAATTGTAAATTCACTGACGCAAAACTTGAAAATTTAGAAAAAGTAAAAATACATATAACAGCACTCATTGACGAATCACGCCGCAAAAATGCACCTGATCCGAAAGATGCGCCGCTAACCAAAGAGTCTATTTTAAAAATATTAAGAAGTTAAAAATGGAAAAAAAAGAATTAGAAGCCGCTTTAGTGGAACACAAAGGTGACATTCAAAAATTACTGAATGCTATTGAAAAATCACAAGGCGATGATAAGTTGAAGCTCGAAAAAGAGCTAAAAGAAGCCAATGACACATTGGTAGTGATGAAAAAAGAGATTGCAGATTCAGCCGAGTTGCATAAAACTATGCAAAAGCAGTTAGATGATAACTCTACTGAAATTGCAAAGGCTAAAAAAGAACCTACGAAGGAGGAATTAACTTTTGTTGGTACTTTGAAAAAAGAGCTTGACAAGGAGATTGATAAGTTACAAGGACTTAAGAAAGGTGATCACGGCGATGTTCGCTTTATGGTTAAAAGTTTCTTGGAAACTGCAAATGCAAGTGTGACTACTGGTTCATTGCTTCCTTGGCCGCAAAGAGATCCTGCGAGCGTAAGCAAAGCACCTGACAGAAACACTTTCATGTTGGATATAATTAGTCAGGGTGCTTCAACTAGCTTAACTGTATATTGGGTTCAGCGCAAAACAAGAACAGACAATACAGAATGGGTAGCTGAGGGAGTCTCTGCTGCATCTCAGACTGTGCTTGGTTATGAAACCAAGAATGCGACTATGCAAAATTTGGCTGAATTTATTAAAGTGTCAAACAACTCAATTGATGACATCGACTGGTTGATGAGTGAGATTCAGACAGAATTGGTTACTTTATTTATGCTTAAATTAGATGCCGACCTATTAAATGGGACAACTAGTGCTAATGGATTCGATGGAGTAAACGTATTAGCAACTGCATTTAGTGCAGGTGGCGATACTATGCCTTCGGGAGTTGTTCCTAATAAATATGATGCGTTAACTTATGCTATCACTCAAGTTGAGGTAGCTCATTTTAATCCTAATTATATAGTTCTTCACCCCGCAGATGTTCGTGATATGAAATTAACACGAGACGACAGGGGTGCTTATTTAGTTCCTCCACAAGTTGCGGAAAACAATCCACAAGTAGCAGGGGTAAGAATTATTGCCAACACCGGAGTAACAAAAGGTTCTTATTTAGCTGGCGATTTCACAAAAGCCAAATGGTGGAATAGAAAAGGAATGGAATTGCGTGTTTGGGAACAAAACGACACAGATGTGCAAGCTCAACTGAAAACTGTGACACTATATGGTCGTGGTACTTTAGTAGTTAAAGATGCTGATAAATTGGCATTTGTTAAGGATACTTTTGCAGATACTATCACTGAAATAACAAATTCATAATGAGAAAGTTAATTTTATTATTAAGTATTGTTTTATTGTCTATTGTAGCAATGGCACAAAAAAACACAGTGATTTCTATTACTGCCGACACTTTGAATGGTGCAGAAACAGTTTATTTCAGTACAGAAACATTCTCATTTAATTGGGATGTATTAACGATTCAGGCAGCATGTGATAATATTGGTGGTACTTCTGATGGAGAATTAAGTCTGGAAGGTTCTGTAGATGGTACTGATTATGTTCCACTGGGTAATGTGGCAAATATTATCCAAGGATATGCAACCACTGGTCATGAAGATAGTTTGACTATAACTGATGCAGCTAATATTACTTGGATTATTAAAGATGTTCCGTACTACAAATTTAGAATTAAAGGCGTGGGTACTGCTTCTGATAGTACACTTGTAACTGCTAAATATATATTCAAATAGCCTATATGGTGAAACGGTGGGTTCGATTCCCACCGTAGGCACAAATTAATATTTAATATTATGAAATACAAATTATTAAAACCGTTATGGGGTTATAAGAAGGGGGACGATATCGAAATATCAGACGATAAATTAGATTTTGCAGAAAGGAAAGGATTTATCAAAATTGACAACATGGTTGTTGAGAATAAAATGATAGAACCTAGGAATATAAATAAAAAAATAAAAACCAAAAAGGCTCGTGTAGGGAAAGTGCCACAGACATTTATTGGTCATAAAAACATTAATTAATGCAAGTAAAATATTCCAACATAGGTAGCACAGAACCGATAGTTAAGGCAGATGTTAAGCTATGGTTAAAAGTGGACTTTACCGATGAAGATGATTTGATTGATTCTTTAATTATTCAGATTAGAGAATTAGCAGAGGAAGCTAGCGGTTTAGCATTGATTGACAAGACTATTGAATTTTTTGAAGAGGACGAAGATATTATTAATGATTGGGTGAGACTTCCATATCCAACACACAATGTAATTGAAGAGGTAAAAGTAGATGGTACGGCTACAACTGATTATTCTACGACTGGATTGTCTCAATTTCTAATTAAAGTGACCGGATTCACGTCAGCAACATCAGATGATAAAGGTCTATATGTAAAATACACGACCAAGGAAGATTGTCCTAATGGTGTTAAGTTGGCTATGTTGAAGAGTATCGCAGAAACATACGAAAAACGAGGAAATACATTTGAAGGTTCATTGGTTAAATTAACTGATAATTTTTATAACTATTTACAACAATTTAAAATTTATTGAAATGGCACAAATAATAACAGCATGGGATATGTCTGGAGGAGACAAGACATCAACAGTAGTTGCAACGCCGAATAATACTAATATATCTTGGAAAACAAGTGGGGTATCTGAGGCATTTCAAGCGATTGAACTACAGGTTAAGGTAGTAGTTGACGGTGAAGATTCGCACATTGCAAAAGATGATACAGGAAAACAGATTATATTAAAAGTAATTGGCAACCAATCTGGCAATGTAAGTCTTTATGGACTTAATGCGGCATCGTTAACAATCCAAGCAGATGTTCCATCGGGTAGCGATGGGGATTTAGATGTATGGGCGTTAAAAAGTAGCTAATGGAAATAGGAAAACTAAATAGAAGGATTACTTACACTGTGTTTGCATCGAACACGCCAACAGCAACCGGAGGATACACTAAAGGGGATGGAACGGATACTGAAACATGGTGTGGTGCAAAAGCATTAAGTCAAAGTGAAAGTTTAGTTAATGGGTTGCAGTTAGGACAGAGTGCTTATGAATTTACTTTTAGATACGAGCAGGGAACAAACATAACACAGGAAGTTGGATTAACGTATGAATCAAGGGCGTTTAAAGTAATAAGTATTTTAGAGATTGACGAAAATAAAAGAGTTGTTAAAGTATTGGCAAACGAAAGGACAAATTAATGGGAGTTTCAATGAGGGTAGATCCGATAAGTGAAAGGAAACTAAAGAAAAACATTAAGGAGCTTAAAAAGTATCCAGACGAGGTTTTCAGGTCAATAGTATCTATTCTGTTTGATATTAAAAAACTAGCACAAAATAGAATTAAATCAAATGGCAATATAGTAACAGCAAGATTAAGAAACTCATTATTCGTAAAAACACCGAAACAAATACATGCCAAAAGATCAACAAATGCACTATCGTACAGTTTTAAGGGTGGATCAGGCAATAGAATGTTAGATGTTTCGTTACGAGCGTTTGAGGGAGCAGTGGGAACAAATGTAGAATATGCGTCAAGTATTGAAAATGGTTCTAGACCTCATACAATAAATGCAAAAACAAGCGGAGGATTAAGATTTAAAATTGGAGGTAATTGGGTGAGAACACAAAGTGTTAACCATCCCGGATATGCAGGAAAATCATTTCTTAAATGGGCTGTTAAGAATGTTGATTATGACAAGAGATTTAACGAAGCAAAAGCAAGAATAGAAAAAAAGATAAAATGAAGGATTGCAGAACATCATTAGTAACAGCACTTATAACAGCCATTGATACACAATCAACTGGGTTAACTGTTTATACCAAAGTGCCTAAATCTGTAAGCTATCCTTATATTTATATAACTGAGATAATTGATACAGAAGATGGACCGAAAAATATTTATATATATAATTATGATGTATCTTTGGAATTAGTTTATAAGGATTTAACAGATAAGTCGGCAATGTGGGCTGCTGTTGATTTGATAAAACAAATAATAACAAACAGAACACCATTCGCATTGACAGGAGGGTTTTATATAATGCAAGCAACATTAATAGACACTACAGAAGCAGAAGACTTACTTAATAGTCAGGAAGTAGATACAACAACAATAAGAGTTAATTTTATGATTGAAGATAATAACTAATATTTATAATTATGGCAACAACAAACAAGATTGGAACAGCAGTATTAACCACAATCGACGGTAATGAATTAGTCGGTGAATTAAGTACTTCGCTAGCTACTGCGGTTAATTTGATTGAGATAAGTTCTAAGGCTTCTGGTAGGGCTTCAAATTTTGAGTACGGAAGGATAGCTGACACACTATCTGTTAGTTCAATTGCAACAACTGACGGCAGTGCAACCGCTGAAAGTTGGGTAATTCTACAC